GCCAATAGCTTGCACCGGATCACCTTTTTGAGGCGAAGGTAAACACGTCGTAAAGTAATCATGGAACTTAGCAACATTAGGACACTTACCAAGATAGTTGTTTTCACTCCACGGATTATTATTAAGCTTTTCACTCGCTGCAGCAGCGCCCTTTAGAATATTCATAGGTTGAATATTATTCTCATCACGGAACCACTCATCATAGATGAGAGCAAATGCACGAGCAGGAAGCAAAGAAATATCTTTGATATTCTCTTTCAAATCCTCACCAACCGGCAAATAAAGATAAGCACAGACATTATCATGCAAAGCAATATTTCCAGTAATTTCGGTATTTTGAAAACAAGGAATAGACGGCGGATTTTTTACAGCCCACGCGCTATCCTTATTCTCGCCGAAAACTTGCGCAAACTTATCGAAAACAAGTCGAGAAGGAACGAAAAAGAAATATTGATCAAGGAACAGATTATCCATAACGGGACGCAAATACGCACTATTAAGACGCGCCAAAATAGTCGATTTTGTCTTGAACGTATCGCCAGGATAAACCTCTTGACAGAAAAAAGGATAAAGTTTTCCTACATTTCCAGAGGTTTTATGAGTAAACGACAAATCGAATTTTGAACGCGAAGCGCGAATCATAGGCACAGAGCCAAAGACGAAGTTACTTTTTTTCATTCACGATCACCACCCTTAATAAGCTCCGAAGCTGCATAATAATCACAAATAAACTCAGTTGGACAAGAAACAACAATGCCGTTATCAGCATCAAATTCGCCAACCTTGTAAAGCTCCGTATCATAAATTGCCAAACGTGCGCCAGCGTCTTGAATCAAACCAGCAAATTGACGAACAGCAACGTCATTGTTAACCGCTGTAAATGGAGCACCATAGCAATGCGCTTTTCTATCAAAATAAGAATAAAGACCAACTCTCATAATCTGTAACCTCCTCGCATGACGTTAGCCGTCAAATTTTTTTTATGCGTCTTTGACGCAGTGTGACGGAAATTACGCTTATTTGTTCTCTTTTTCAGACGATACGACTTTTTCATCTTTTACACCTCCAAAATTTTGATTTGACGAAGCCAAAGACTCGACAAATTGTTTTTGACGTTGATACATTTCCTCAACTGCTTGATAAACGTCAGCAGTCGCAAGAGAAGACGGAAGCTTATATTTTGCACGAAGCTCGTCAGCACGAGAAACATAACTATCATAAGCTTTCAACATTGATTCCAAATCACCAGACATCTCGTTTGGTTCCGCAATAACGTCGTTATGCTCAACTTTTTGCGGTGACAAAAATTTTTCAAGCATATCTTCAAGACGAGTTGAAAGATATGATTGTATCTTTTCATCAATATTAATTTGTTTTCCGGTTTTTTCAATTTCGCCAGTATCCGCCACATATTGATACTCATCAATATACGGCGTAAATTCTTGCGCGGTTTGCTCTTTTTTCTCACTATCGTCTTGACGATAGTTTGGGAGTCTAAACTCCATAATTACCTCCTTTACGGCACGAATAGATTGTTTGACACTCTTTGTGTCATGAAGTACCACGAAAAACGTGATAACGCATGCAACGGCACAAATACACATGCAAGCGAAAGCATAAGGATTTGATACAATAAAATCTTCCATAGGCAACGCCCTCCATATATGGTACTCTTATTATACAAAATAAACGTTATTTAGTCAATAAAAACCGCAAGCGGTAAGGCTGCTACGCGCTAGGCGCTAAATCTCGCTACGCTCGATGAAACAATAAGCGAATCCAACGAATGTGGATAAATTTATGCAAAATGTGGACAAAATGTGGATAACTCTGCATAAATGTGGATAACTTTATGCAAAATGTGGATAACTTTATGCAATTATAGGCTATTTATTGCATATATATACAAAATAATAGCAAAATAGCCTAAATATTGCATAAAATAATGAATATACAAAAAATTATCCACAGTACTTATTATTATTATTATTAAAAATATCTATAAAAAATAGATATTATACGCGCACAATAGGACGAGAAAGAGTATCATATACATTTGCAATATGACGCATATTATCGTCAATTGCCTCTTTCGAACGGCTTAAACGTTGTAAATTATATATTTTATTAAGTACAAAGCCGTTACGTTCCAAAACTTGCGTATAAAAATTCGGTATCGGATAAGCAACACCATCAACATAAAATTTATCGTCCTTATCGCGACCGAAATACCACTTACAAAGCTCATCTTCACGCATACCAATATACGGCTTATGACTCATCAAAAGAAATGGTTTTTGAAAATCAGCAGAAAAATCACTCAAACGAGCTTTCTGCATATACTTTGCAACGTAACGAAGAGTTGCAAATTCAATCTTCGTTTCAATAGTATGAAAACCGAAAGTCCATAAGCGCGAAATAAGCGCGCTTGACGAATAACGAGAAGCAATAGGATTAAACAATCCAAAAGACTCAATATCATTTGTAAAAATCATCAAGTGATAATGAGGACGTCCACCGCGTCCGCCATATTCACCACACGCAAAATAACGACAATCAACCTCTTTTTTTAATCGACTTATAAAAGCTTGCAAATCACTTTTAACAAGCATTGACGGACAATGTACCTCGTCATAAGTCAACGTTAAAAAAAGACTATACAAATGATACTTTTTTTCATGATAAAGCCTCAAAGCCCATTCATTCGAATACGCTTTTTGACACTCAAAACAACGACCGCAGCGAGTAACTAAAATTCGATTTACTCCGTCACGACATTTTATTTCTCTTTCCTTTGGATAAAGACACATTTTTTTTACTCCTAAAAAAAACCTACGCATTTATATCAAGTTAATAAATGCGTAGGAGCGCGCTCACGCGCGCGCTGCGCGTTTACTTGCGCGCTGCGCGTTTACTTGCGGCGAGCAAGTAAACGCGCGTCTGCGTTCATTTGTGCAATCTCATAGGCACTTGACGAACGCTCCAAGGTCTGCGCCATTTGCGCCTCGCTAATCATGGACGTTGTAGCGACTTTAAAAGCTCCACCAAGTAGCGAAGCAAGCAAAGTCACAAGACCTTGACCGCTTTTTCCAGCGTGCGCACTAGAAGCGCTAGCAGACGCGCTAGACGGAGTAGAAGCGCCACCTTGCGACATAGCCAAAGCTGGATTAAACCCAGCAGCTTTCATGTCGTTCATGGCGCGCTGGTAAGCCGTAGATGACATACGCTCAGAGAAATCACGAGATTTTTGAGCCTCAGACGCAGAAAACGCATTAGAAATAGACTGTAATTCTAGCTCACGAGCATAATCTAGATCACCAGTGAAAAGATTCCCAATACCGCGACCAATACTCTCAAAGACTGAGCCAGATTGATTAGACGGAGAGCCGTCAAGCAAAAAACTAGAATTGATTGCCATAAAAACCTCCGTTAATTGTGATCAATCAAAGACGGCACAGAGTAAACTGGCAATTCACGTATTGCCTCATTTTGACAATAAATATCAAAAACAAACTGATCAGAGTCCGCGCTCTGAGCGTCCGCTATTGCAATAGTACGCGCAAAGTTACTATCAGTTTCATTGATAAAACCACCAGAAAGAGTAGGAGCCTTTACATACTCATCAGCAAAATGATAAATATCAAGGGTATTTGTTGCCTTAGAAGCTAGCTGTCCACTAACACGAGAGGGACGATACCTCAAATCTGCCCAAGCCTCTTGATATCCGAAAACAGAATCAGCAGCAGCACCAGCAAAAAGCTCTTTTTTGTATACAGGTTGCTCACCAATATTCGCAAACACCGGATCATAAAAATCAAGACGATTTTTGCGGAAAGCAAAACGCTCAACACCTTGTTGATATGTATGATGATAACGCAAACACATAACACCAATTATATAACCGTGTTCAGTAAAGCCTTTTGAGAATCCACTTTGACCGAATGAAAGCGAATAAGCACCAAGAGAAGCAAGCGGAGAGTCAGTCGTAGCTTGCGAAGTCTGAGCGACTTGTTGAACGTTAAGCGGAGTACGTTTACCACCAAGAAATTCCGGAACTTGAACACGACTATCTGCAACAGAAACTCCAAAATGCGAGAGAATATACTCACGATATCTCGTACCACCTCTCGCGTCTTTTTCAAGCATTTTTTGAGTTTGGAACGCAAGGCGCAAATCATTGACAGAAATAGGATTAACAGCAACACCAAGGTTATAAGGCAAGAGAGCAAAATTCTGAGTAGTACCACCAGTTTCATTAGGGACTGTAATAGCGCTAAGATATTTATTCTCAACAGGATCTTGATCCTGAGAAACTACACCAATAGAATTAGCCCAAGGATCAACAGATTTAACATAATCACGAGTTACAACACCTTTACGATTATCAAAATTAAACTTTGCCCAAGCAAGATTTCGAGAACCCTCCATAGAAGAAAGACGAGCTGAAAGAGAATCATAACCCAAATCATTAAAAGAATAAGTGTTAACAGGAGAAATAGCAGCGCCAATAGCTTGCACCGGATCACCTTTTTGAGGCGAAGGTAAACACGTCGTAAAG